GACCCCGCAAGGGGGCCCCCCGACGCTGTGTGATTCATACACCTGGTAACAGGTGATGATGGATCCAGACACTCCAGTGGAAAGGGATAGTGCAATGATTCGCACCCGTAAAATGCCTCTACCCGACTGGACAAGTCAAGTCAGTCGGAGAGCGGTATATACGGAGCGGAAGACTCAGGGTGGGTTTCGTGAGCCGAACTTGCCACTTACAGTGACAAACCGGATCACTATGCTCGACCCTACTTCCACTTATCCTCGCGGTAGTAAGATTACTACCGACGAAACACATCCTCGTTGGAGATCGAAGGATAAACCTTCGGCCTCTGATGGCGATTATGGGGGTATATTCGACTCTCTTGCACAGTCTGTCACCGTCAGTAATGGCGGTGCCATGCTTGCAAAAGGAGTCCTATATAAGGATGCTAGCGACGTCTGGCACCAAAATGATTATTTTGGTCCTTGGCTCGCTGTCAACCCTACCACCCTCACCCCATTTACGGCATTCCCGCGGACAAGTGATTCCGCGTTGAATGCTTTGGGGACCACGGCTATTGCTCGGTGTAAACCGACCAATAGTATCGCCAACGCCTCAGTCATGCTCGGTGAACTCTGGTTTGATGGCCTCCCGAAACTGTTCGGGTTGGCTCAAGCCAGATCAAGGACCCTAGCGGCTAAAGCCTCTAGTGAGTACCTAAATGCCGAGTTTGGCTGGAAACCGCTCATATCCGATATCAGGTCTGTAGCCTATGCGGCTGCAAATGCTGATCGGATCCTCTCTGAATACGAGAGGCTAGCTGGGCGGCCAGTACGGCGTCGTTATGTGTTTCCCACTGAGACTGTTGTTACCTCTCAGGACCTCGGGATAGCGACTGGGTTTCTTGTAGACCCCTTCGCGATTACCGATCCGTCTATCAGAGATACCAACAGGGCCCCTGCAAGGTTGTACAAAACGACAGTTCATACCAGAGAAGTCTGGTTTTCGGGAGCATTCACCTACCATCTCCCTCTTGGCTATGGAGCCAGGAGTGGATTGGTAGGTTATGCAACGGCAGCTCAACACCTTCTTGGTTTAGAGTTGACGCCCGAAACTGTCTGGAACCTTGCCCCGTGGTCGTGGGCTGTCGATTGGCTTTCCAACTTGGGAGATGTTGTATCTAATCTCTCAGACTGGGCCACCGACGGCTTGGTGATGAAGTATGGATATATCATGGAAAGAATCAACCATGAAGAAATCTATACTTTGGTGGGCCCTGGGCAATTTCGTTTTCCCAGTGGCTCATCAGCCGGAACGGTTACTCTTAAATATGAATCTAAGAGACGCCTTCCTGCCACACCGTTTGGGTTCGGGTTGAACTGGAATACGTTCAGCCCTCGCCAATTGGCCATTACCGCTGCACTCGGTATTAATCGAGTGTTTCGGTAGATGGATCCACGGCGTCCGGGCCAGGCGCTCGGATGCAAAATCCGAGCACTAGGAGTGATGTCTCATGGCGTTTACTGATCCTCAGACCGTGACGATCTCTGGTTCGACCATCTCGCTACCCCGCGTTTCGATGCAGGGTGACGAGACAATCTACCAGAGCTCTGACGGTCTCGTGCAGATGCTTGCTTCCCACGACAGTGGGAAGCGTCTTCGGCATCTGTTGAGGCTCAACCATTCCAAAGTTGCACCCGACCCGTTTCGGCCGGCGGAGAACACGAAGGTTTCGATGTCGAATTACATCGTCTTCGACGTGCCTGTCGTCGGCTATACGCTGACGGAGCAACTCGCTGTTTACACGGGCTTTAAAACCCAGTTTACAGCGGCCACGGATGCGCTCATCGGCAAACTTCTCGCCGGTGAGTCGTAGATGGAATTCGGTTCCGCTTCGGAGTAAAGCGAGAGTATCCCATTGGGATGCTCTCAACTCCTTGACGGACCCGAATAGTGCCGGTCTGGATGATAAGGTAGTATTGCATGTCGAGGTCAGTCCTAGACTGATTCTCGTGGCGATACTTGTCCTTATTAATTCAGCCGACTCGATAATCGGTATCGTCTCCCGTTTCTGACGGGGAATGGTTCCTATTATCGGCCATCGTGGTGGGCATGGAATGCTTCCTGGAATTATTCAGGAAGTAGCCATGTTCGCAAGTGTCATGCAGACTAAGGAAATGTAACCTCATATGAGGA